GGATAAAACGTTTGCCGCCCAATTGCTCTAAAATAATGGTGGCGATGGCTAAATTGTTCATTTGTTTGTTGTTTAGATTGCAAATATAGGTGGCGCGATCGTAACCACCAAATAAAAAATTATTTTTCTTTTATTAACTCTAAATCCGGATGGTTTTTGCCGGCCATAAACAGGTTGAAAACGTGGATAAATGCCGCCACCTTTAGATCGCCCGTTGCCGCCGCCGCTTTGGATCCGCCGTGGTGAAATTCACCGCCACGGACAAACCCGATATATTTAAACGTGCCGCGATCGATGGTTGGGAAACCAAATAGCGCATGGATGAAAACGATATCGGATTGGCCATCCCGTGGCGCCACCGCTTTGTACGTGAACGACGCGGCCGATACTTTGTTTTTGATCGTGTACACGTTGCCGCCCGTACACATAAACGGGATTTGTTTTGTTTCGATGATCGTCCGGGTGGATGGTTTGTACGGTTGTGTCCAGTTATTAAATGCCATTTGTTTGTTGTTTAGATTGCAAATATAGGTTGCGCGATCGAAACCGCCAAATAAAAAATGGCCGTGGCGTGGAAACGCCGGCCATGTTTTAATCCGTACCCTATGAAAACTTTTAGTAATGTAGCACAAAAAAAGCCAACGTGGAAACGTCGGCCGGTAAGGTTCTGTGATAAATCCGCAATTAAATAAATTATCAACGCTAATATAGTAAAAAGCCACCGTGGAAACGGCGGCCGTGAAAAAAATCATACTGTTAACCACCGGCAAAGGTAAGTATAAAAAAAGCCAACCCGGACGAATGGGTTGGCCAACAACAAACAAACAATTTTTGTAACCAAAGTGGACACAATGGTTGTACGACAACGCCAAAGATAGGGGAAAAATGGCCAACGTAGAAACGCCGGCCGTGGAAAAAAGAGCAACTATTTTATTACGCCGGCGATCTGTAAATATGTTGCCACGTACCGGATCCAATCGATATGGTGGTTGTCGAAATCTTCCGGATCTTCCATCACCGCGCCAAACCGGTCGATTTTGCGACTATAATTTTCCTGCTCATGTTTAATATTGATCGAATCGGACGTGTAATAAACCCGCAAATTAGACAAAATCCCGATCCCGTCGATGATCGATCCCGGCGGTTTGGGTGCCGCCATGGCGTATTCCCATCCCGACGTGCGCAACGCCAATATCTTTAACCGGCGGTTGGGATCGCATATTATTTCGGCCGTGTACGGGATATTAATGCGACTAAACAACCAATTTACGATCCCTTCTTCGGCACCGGCGATTTGTTCCCGGTCGGTTAAACTCATTTTTTCGCGCAACGTGTTTTCGCTGCTATAATTTAATTCCCGGACGTAAATGGCGCCATCGTAATATTTCAACGCGCCCACCGCCCATGGATCCACCGCGCCCCAATCGCATCCGTAGTATTCCGGGACGTCCAACGCTAAATAGTCCGATAGCGGGATATCTTGCCAACTAAAAATCCGGTTTGGCTTTTCTGCGCGTAATCCCAACCCGTACACCGACCAATTGTACCGGTTGGCGCTGCGCTTGTATTCGTTTAATTGGCACCGGGCTAATTCCCGGACGTCGGCGGGTGGAAACCCTTGCGGATTGGTGGCGCACCCGTACACGGCCGCCAATTCGGCCGTCAATAGCTTTTTGGCAACGATCCGGCAATCTTTAATGGTTTGATACGATAAAATTTTATCCCTTTGGGCGTCCGGGCAAAACCGGTTGTCGCGAAACGTGGACGTTATCACAATCGTTTTGTCGTCGCGTTCCAAATCTTCCACCCAATGCGCTTGCCGTGGGTTCCAATCAATAAAAATAAATTCCGCCGTCCGTTGGTCGATCTGATCGAAAACGTCGCGCGATATCCGGTACGGTTCGTTTAACCACGCGGCATCCTGATTAAGACCGTGGACGGAAACCGAATCGTCCGCGCCATGGGCTTCGATCCGGCATCCCGTGTTGTATTTTAAATAAGTTTTGGTGGCGTTAAACTTGTTTTGAAACTGCCACCGGCCGGTCGCCATTAACCGTTTTTCAAGATCCGACCATACCGTATCCACACAATCCACTTTTGTATCGCGCCAAATGGTTAAACGCTTGTTTCGTTCGTTGCGCGCATACGTGTCGTAACAATCGATTAGCGAATACGTTTTGGAACTGCGCGACGATCCCTTGTTGATAATGTATTTATACCGGCGGGATCCGTCCGGGTTTTTAGCATTAATGGCGTCCCAATTTTTATTGAAAACGGGCGTTACTTCCAGTTTTAGCGATGGCCGGTTTTCAACTTTCCCATTTAGTTCCATCGGGATATTTTATTTGCAGAAAGTTAATTAAATCCGCGTTTATCGCGCTTTCGTGCGTCGAAAAAAATGGCCGGTCGCGGGTGGCGTATTCCAATTCGTGGTATGCGTGATCGCCGCGTATTTTACAATCGCAAAGATATTGCGGATTTGGCAACCCGTTGGCGTACGTGGTTTTGATCGGCGTTTGTTCGTCCATGGCTTCAAAGGTTTCAATAAACCGGTCGCGGCGCATTATCATCGGGCAATGAACGTCGAAATTAAGCCAACCGGGCGCGCAATTGCCATACATACGCCGGTAATCGCCCCGGTGATGGCGGATCGCGAGTTGTTCGCACGGTTGGTCGTAATAATTTGGCAAATCAATGCTGAAATCTTCGGCCGCAAAAAAATCGTCGTTGGAATATAAAAAAACGGGATCCTTTGCGGCCAATACTTTTATTTGCATCGATTTTTCTTTTTCACCTTCAAAATCCGCGCGCGGGATATGGTCGCCCGTGTACCATTCCGGACGGTCGCCGATGATTAGTACGCCGGTAAGTGCGGCGAAGTGTTTGGCCATGCTGCGTATGGCGTACCGTAATTCCAATCCATCGGCGGCCATCCGATATGGGATCACTAATCGCATTGGTACCCGGTTAAGTTTAGTTCGGGCAATGGATCGCCGGAATGGGTGCGCGCATTGCTTATTAAGGGTATTAAACTGTATTTATCGGCGAAAATGTGCAATAATTCGGTTAATTCGTCCATTTTATCCCCGATTTCTGCCTGATCGTGCGCAAAATTGCTCGTTTCTGTCATATAATTTGTGCGTTTAATGGTGTTATAAACCGCCCATTGTACCCGGCGGCGCGGCATTTATCGATTATTTCTTCCAAAAAATTCCAACTTAGGATTACAAGGTAATCCGGCGGGTGGGCGGTAAGGTGATCCATCCCGACGATTGGTATGCCGGTACCGGGCGAAAACTTGCCTATTTTTTCCGGCGTTTGGTCGATAATGTACGGGATTTGTTTGGTGGTGATCCCGGCCACGTTTAACAGGGTATTACCTTTGGCCGACGCTGCAAAACCGTAAATGCGTTTGGCGCGAAGTTCATAGAGCAATTGGGTAAACGCGTTTACCCGTTTTTCCACCTTTTTTGCCCACGCGTAATACGTGCGGATATCGGCGTACCCGCCATGGATTTCCCGGTTTAAAAACTGTTTAACGCCAACGGTTTGCCCGTGGCCGCGATGGCGGATATGACACCGCACCGATCCGCCATGGATATCGTGGTGGCTAACTTCGGTAAGTTCCAACGCGCATTGGATACACAGATAAGCCAACGGGACGATGGAAAAATACGATAGGTGTTCAAAATAGACCGTATCAAATTCGCCCTTATCAATAAAATCGATTAGGTATGGAAATTCCAACACGGCAACGCCGCCCGGCGCTAATGCCATCCGGATCGCCGTTAAAAACTCTTTTACGTCGTCCACATGGGCGAAAACGTTGGTCGCCGTAATTAGATCCGCCCGTGGCCACGCGGTGGCGGCCAAATGTTCCGCCGCTTCAATATTCCAAAACGCTTGAAACGCCCGGATCCCGTTTTGTTCACAAATTGCGGCCAAATTTTGTGCGGGATCGACGGACAACGTGCGGTGGTGCAAAACGTCGCGAAATTCCATTAATAGCGCCCCGTCATTGCCGGCAATATCGATATGAAAGGATTGGTCGTTTAATTTATATTGTGCCGCTAAATCGTGCGCCATCGCCCGTGCGTGGCTGCGAAACGTTTGCGATATGGACGACCGGTAAACGTAATGGCCAAATAATGTTTGCGGATCCACCACAATCGATAGTTGGGATAATCCGCAACGTGGGCAAAGTAATAAACGCAACGGGTAACGCGGTGCAATTTCGTCGGCGTTTGATAATAAATTATTGGATAACGGCATCAATCCCAAATCCAAATATTGTTCAAGATTTGGCGACGTGCATACGCGGCAAGTGGTATGGTTTTTAAACATGGCTTTTGATTAGGCCATGCGAAATTAAAAAATCTTTATCCGCTTTATGCGATGGCGGTTGGTTACGCGATAGGCTTGCCGGGTGGTACCGTTGGCCAATGGTGAAATCGGGTATTATGAATGGCGCGCCAAATAGTTCGTACAACTGATAATAAAAGTATAGATCGCAAAACGTACGCAACCGTGGATCAAAACGTAAATGGTTTTTTTGAAACCCAATAACGGATGGCATCCCGACGCGGTTTTTATCAAAATCGCCGTGTACGTATTTAGCTTTGCACCGTCCCGTCCGGATCCCGGATCCGTTTAACTGCGCCGAATTACTGATTACCCAACCGTGGTGGCTTAGTGCGGCATCGAATTGTTGTAACGCGTCGCGCGTCATAAATAAATCATCCTGACACATTATTTTTATTTTGGTGCCGGTGGCGTGATCGATGGCAAAGTTTAAATTTTCCGGCGCACCGACGATTGGGTTTTGGTAATACGTGATCGGTAGTTTGGGATGGTTTTTTGTTTCCCGGAAAATTAGCGTATCGGTGGAATTGTCGGCGATGATAATTTCGTATGGATCCGGGTGGGTTTGCGCTTCGATGGATTTTAATAGCATCGATAAAAGGAAATGGCCGGCGCCCATTTGTTCGTACGTTGGAATTACGATTGATATCATTAGTTATCTTTTATATTTCGCGAATGGACACAATGGAACGATATGGCGTACGATAGTATTTCCAACAACTTATTAAGCGTTACCGGGTGATGGTTGGCCGGGTTGGCGGCATCAATCCGGATGGTGCGGGTTGGTACAACCAAATCGCCCACCTTGCGGCCATACGCGATGGCGTTGCGCCATGCCATATCGATCACGTCTTGCGGTATGTTATCAATTTCGATTGTCAATTTTGCCATGGTATCTTATTTTAAAGATTGCGGTTAAACCTTCGGTGTGCGGTGGCCGGTCGGCTTGTTTTAATCCCACCATAAATACGGGTTTGGTGCGGCCGTACACGTAAATTTTATGCGGGTGTTTGCGTCCTATTTGCTGCGCTTTCATTAGTTCAGAAAAATTAAAATGGGTAATTGTTTTTCGCAAATTTGCCGATCGATTTGGCCGATTTCCACGCCGGTCGTTAGCCACATTAATTGTGTTACGTCGATGTTATGTTTGCGGATCCTGAAAAGTTCGCCGGCGTTTCGGGCACCGCCGCAAAAAATGTATCCTTTAATGTTTTCGTACTTCATACTAATTTCAAATGCGGTACGTGCGCAATCGTACCGGGTTTTAATGTGATAGGATTAATTTGTACACCTAAACGCCATGCCGCAAAGATAAACGCGGTTTGATCAAATGCGTTATAATCGCGCACTTCGCGCCACCAATAATCCAACACGTCGATCACGGGTTGGGTATTGCGGATGGCAACTATGCAGCAATCGAATAATCCGGCGTTGGCGGGATAACCAATCTTTCGATATCCTTCCACTTGTTGCCGGATCGGTTTATACCGGTAACGCGTGATTAAGTATTTAGACCCGCGATCCATTTGTTGTTCGATGTACGCGGTTTCGTCGTAAATGCACGTGCGGGATCCGTGTTTGAGTGCGGCCAAATCCGCGTCGCCCATGGCGGCCAAAATTTGCCCGATGAAATCGGTGGTTTGTACCTGTATCTTTCCATCGATCCAAATAAAGATATCGGCGGCAAAACTTTGGTGCGGTTGGCACTTATAAAATAACGCTTTTTCGCGATCGGTGCGCCCGTCGTTGGTGATATCGATACGGTCGCCCGTGATAAGGTACCGGGACACGTGATCCGTCCCGCGTTGCGCGGGAAATACTTTTGGGCGATCGATCCCGCCGATGATCGCGGTAATTACTGCAATGTTCATTGTACGCATTTAGTTGTGGACACGGTTAATAATACTTTGCCAAACGCCATTTCCGAACGGCGTACCGTCGTTCCGGGTTTTGATACTTCGCAATCCACGGGAACGGTGAACGATTGCCAATGATCGCCATCGACGTACGTTGTGTTGGTCGTTTCGCATACGGTACATTTTGCCATTGGGTTTTCGTCCTTACTGCAACCGGCGATGGCGACGGCGATTGCGATGGATATAATTGTTTGTTTCATACAAATAAAAATCGTCGCCTTCAATCGTGGTCGCGTGGTAAGACGCGGCCTAAATATCCGGCGACGAAAAAGTTTAAGGTTTAATGGCCATGGTCGATATGGCCGCCCGTTTCGTTCCCTTACCGGAACGGTTGCAATATAGTTATTCCGGCAACAACGGAAAATTTTTATCGATAAATTTTTTCGCGGCCATTTCGGCTTGCGTGTACGTTAAAAATCCATATCCCGCGTCGATCATTCGCATTGTGCGGTCGTTATCGATAACGTAATTCCAAACGTCGTCGGTTTCGCGTTCGATCGTAATGGTAAATTCGCCATACACGAAATGGTACTTATTGTTTAGCATTGCGCTTGATGATTTTAACCATCCCGGATAATTCCGAATTGGTATAGTAATTAAATTGCCCGTTGGCTTCCTTAACCGTAAACGAATGTTGGCGGACGGATCCGTACCGGGTGCGTTGTATCCGGTGGCGCACCACTTCGATCCCGATGGCGCGCGCGTCGCGTACAAGTTTTGCGACGCGCGGAAACTCCCGCATGGATAATTCGATATCGTAATATTGATGGTTCATTATTTTTCAATTTCAGCGTTTGCCCAATATTCGGCGGCCATTTCTTTTTCCATATCCGCCATTTCTTTTTCCAGTATGGCGGCAAGTGATTGCAGCGTGTCCAAAGATCCGGAAACGCTTTTGCCGTTCGTGGGATCAACCATAAAATACGTGTCGTTTCCGATTAGCGTGATTTCGATTTTCATGTTTTTTTTTCGTTTGAAATGTAAAGATACGATATCGTAACGTACTATCCTAATTTTTGGAAATCTATTTTTTTGGGATCCCTTCGCCGGGCGGCCGGAAAATTATTTGCCGGCCGGGTATGCGTGATCGGGATTAGACCGCCGGGATCCAACGCCCGGTGGCCAAATATTGCGCGACGTTGGTATTACCTTCTTTATGTTCGGCAAACGTATGTTGGCGGTTGTTGGTAAGGGTAACGCACACAAACGCTTTGGTGAAACGTGTGATCGTGATCACGCCCATCGGCGACCCGTCGCCGTAAAACGCTGCAAATTTTTGTCCGATTTTGATTTCTGAAATTGTCATACTGTGTTTGTTTGAGCAACAAAGATAGGATCCGCAAACGTAACCACCAAATAAATCTAATCTATTTTTAAAAATATTTTCGCGTTCGGGTAAAGTTCACGGGCGCGATCCATTAGACGTTCGCGATCTGCGCCGTCCAATACTTTGCGGGATCCAATAAACAACCCGTAATTGTCCCACCGATTGCGGCGGACAATTACTTTGCGCACGTTGTAATCCGGTTGCGTACGGTGCGCGTATGCGCCCGTGATTAGGTTGATCTTCATTACTTGAAGATTACGGCCAATCTTTCGTTGGCGTTGTTACTGATCCAAATATGGGATCCACCGAAACCAACCTTTAAACCTTTGTGCGAATATCCCAAATGGCGCGCCATACGATCGGCGATTAACGCTTTTGATTTGTCAAAATCAAAACCGGCAACGCCCGTTGTACCAACGATTTGATTAAAAATAATGGTAATGGCTTTATCCGCTTTGCTGTTTTTTTCGATTAAAAGTTTCATTTGTTTGTCGTTTAGAGTGTAAATATAGGATCCTTTATCGTAACCACCAAATTTATTTTGATTTTAATTTTATAGCTTCTTTCATATCCCGGATATCGCGGCGCGCATTACGCCCGGTGTTGGTCTTTTTATCGTTTGGACGTAATTGGTTGTAAAAAGCAACTTTGCTATCTAATGCGATTTGGATCTTTGCGATCGGCCAAAATTCGGTAGTAAAAGGGTTCATTTGTTTGTCGTTGTTTGAAGTGTAAATATAGGATCCTTTTACGTAACCACCAAATATTTGTTATCCACATTTTGTGGATATAAATATTTGGTGGTTTGGTTGCGCGGTCGTAACTTTGAAGGGTGGGCGGGCGGGATGCGCGATCCATCCCGGCGGCGTCGCCGAAAGACGATAACCCAAAGATACGATAAAGAAACCTAATGGCAAAATTTAGTTTTCCACGTTTTGTGTATAACTTATGTTTGGTGGTTACGTAAAAGGATCCTATATTTGTGGAACAAAAGCAAACAATATGAAAATCGAAATCGGACAAAAATTGAACTTGAAACGCGACGCGGTGGTTACCTTCGGTGATAGCGAAAAAAATCCAATTGTAACAAAGGTGATCGACGCCATCGAATACACCGACGGGTATGTTAATTATTTCACCTTTAAAGGTGGTAAAACAAAATATCGCCTTTATGGCAGCGAAACGCAACCGCGCGTTTACGGCATGGGACGCGCGCAACGCGAATACAAAGTGATCCTTTAATCGGGATCCGGCGCCGGCAACACGGTAACGATGTTGATGATCGGCGCCATCCCTTCGCCACCTTCCAATTGGATCCGGTCGGCGGCGTAATGCCCTTGCATTTTGTTTTCCAAATCGATTGCCTTTACCCGGTCGGCGTGATCGGGTTTGCACATAACGCGTTGAATACCCGTTTTTGTTATCAACACTTTTTCCACTTCCAATTCACCCATGGCGATTTTTGCTAATATTTCGCGTTTTTCTTCGCGACTTAATGTACGACGGGTTTCGTACTTCACCACTTCATCAATTCGCGCCAAATCCGCCGTTTCGCGTGTGCGTTCCGTCATTTTCTGCACTAATAATTCGGCTTTAGCAACGTACCGGCGCATGGTTCGGGGTGCCACGCCCCAACTTTGGCCATACTTGGCCATGATATCGATATTACTTTGGCCGGCCAATAAGTCTAAGTAAACCAATTGAATACGCGGATCAATGTGTTTGGGTTTTGTCGATCGTGTCATACTTGGCCATTAATTATTGCTTTTACGGCGTCCATTAGTGCGTTTTGGCCACCTTGTTTTTTATCCAGTAACTTTAAAACAACCGTGTCGATCGTATTTTTGCACACCAATTTGTAAATTATAACCGGCTTCCGTTGTCCCTGTCGATCCAACCGGGCGTTGGCTTGTTGGTACAACTCTAAGTTCCATGTAAGTCCAAACCAAACGATTATGTTTCCGCCCATTTGAAGATTAAGGCCATGCCCGGCCGACGCGGGATGCGCAACCATTACCGGGATCTTCCCGGCGTTCCAATCGTCGATATCGGCGGTCGTTTTTAATTCTCTTGCGTCAAACTTCGCCATTATTCGCGCGCGATCGTGGATATAGTTGTAAAAAATCAAAACCGGTGCGCCGGCTTGTTCGATTATTTCGCCCAACGCTTCCAACTTCGTGTCGTGGATATGGTGAACGTTCCGGCCGCCATCGTACACCGCACCGTTGGAAAACTGTAATAGCTTTGTAACTAATGCCGCCGCGTTTAACGCCGTTATTTCCGTCCCGGCCATTGCCATCACTTGTTCGCGTTTAAACGCGTCGTATTGGGCTTGCACGGGCGCGTCCAAATCGATCACCATTTCATGTTCCATGCGTGCCGGTAATTGTAAATAGTCGGTTGCTTTCATTGATACGCAAATATCGGAAATCCGGTCGTAAATAACTTTTTCGGATCCATTGCGTGGTTTCCAGTTAAACACGCGAAACGCGTCGCGTTTATCGGGTGCCATGTAGGCTTCGCGAAATCCCGTTAATGTTGTCCCTAATCGCGCACCCTGATCCAGTAGGAACAATTGCGACCAAAGATCGCCAACGCCGTTTGGCGCCGGCGTGCCGGTAAGACCAACGATCCGCCGGATCTTCGGCCGCACCGTCCGTAATGCCCGGAAACGGCGCGCCGATGGCGATTTAAACGATGATAGTTCGTCGATAACGACCATATCGTACGGCCATTTGCTTCCATAGTGTTTAACCAACCATTCCACGTTTTCCCGGTTGATAATGTAAATATCGGCTTTGGCTTTTAAGGCCATTACGCGGCGATTTGGCGTCCCGGTGATAACGGACGTGGTAAGGTGTCGGACGTGCGGCCATTTGGCAATTTCGGCCGTCCATACGTTCAATGCAACGAATTTTGGCGCGATCACCAACACGCGGTCAATTTCAAACCGGTGATACATTAAACCGTCGATGGCCGTTAATGCCGCGATCGTCTTACCTAAACCCATTTCGACGAATAACCCGGCCGCCGGGTTTCGGATAATGTGATCAATGGCGTGGTGTTGATAGGGGTGCAATTTCATTTATAAACCTGTTTAAATCGAAATCATCTTTAATAATCCAAACCGTATGGCCGGTGGCTTCAAAAATTTTGTGCAATGCTTTTTGTAATGGCGACAAAATGCCGTGTTCCGTTTTCACTTCCACAAACCAAACGCGGCCGCCCATCAAACAAATCCGATCCGGGACGCCGGCGTTTCCGGGCGATACAAATTTTATACATTTCCCGCCCATTGCTTCAATACGCAAACGTAACCTTTTTTCCAACGTCTTTTCCATGGTATTTTTTTTTAGTTGTTGCCAATGTTGCCGATTGCCAATGTTTTCCTAAAAGATCCTAAAACCGTATTATAGAATATATATTGCTATTTATATCCTATAATCATTACTATTACTTTATTATAGAAAACATTGGCAACCATTGGCAACTATCTTTATAAATATTTGATTTCTATTTTTTTAACCCGTTGCCGACGTTACGGGATGGTATCGGCAACGATCGGCAACCATTGGCAAATAGTTGCCAATAACGGTTGCCAATCGTTGCCGATCACGTCCGCACGTAATACCGGGTAATTATATCACCTATCCGGGCTTTCCGATCTGCCATTTTCCAATCGCCCAAACCACGGATAATTTGCGCGATACGGCGCCCGTTTACGGTACTTAATTTATCTTTATCGCCGTCCAAACATTCGCGCCAAATTTCAAATCCCGTAACCTTATCGCGTGGCCGGACGCCCACGGGTTGATCCGGATCGCCGCGCAAATATGCCCGGCGGTCGTAAATATTCATATCTTCCCAACCTTCCGGCAACCACGTGTCCAAATACTTTTTAACCGGCTCCAACCACATATCCCGTTCGGTATGGTCGGATTGCACCACGCGCGCCATTTCTTCCACCGCCGGATCCAAATATGGCCGTTCGCCCATCCGCCATGCGGCCACGGCTTCCGCCCACAACCCGGCCACGTCCGCGTCCGTCATAGCAAATACCCGGTCGGCTGCCATTTCCACCCGCACCGGCCAAAACCGCCGTCCGCCGGTCTGATCTTGCATAAAATCGTCGTTGTTGGTGCTACCAATAAACACGCATTGGCGCGGAAATACGGCCACCTTGCGCCCGTACGCCGGCCGGTACTGATCGACCTGTTTGGATATAAAATGCTTAATTACTTCAATTTCCGCCCGTTTTAGCCCGGCAAGTTCCCCGATTTCCATAATCCAAACGCCTTGTATGTTTTCCATGCAATCTTTGCCGTCCAACCGTCCAAAGTTGTCCGAATACCATGCACCGCCCAACTTGTTTATAAATGTGCTTTTCCCGGCACCCTGCGCACCGACCAACACCAACACGTTATCGAATTTAATACCGGGTTCCATTATCCGGGCAACGGTGCCGATCATCGTTTTACGCGCGACCGCCCGTACGTACGCGTTATCCGCCGCCCCAAAGTAATCCACCAAAATCCCGTCCAAACGTTCCACGCCATCCCACGCCACCGCGTCCAAATATTCACGGACGGGATGGTACCGGTTTTCGTGTACGATGATCGCCATAGCGTCGGCCACCTTCGTTGGCGAAACAATGCCATAAACCTTTTCAATATGCCATCTTAACCCGGCGTCGTCGCGATCGGTGTAAACCCTTTCGTCCGTCCGATCGTCCCACGGCACCGCGCCGCGCACCATTTCGCGGGACGTGAAATCGTTTAACGCAAAACGGCCACCCAAACCCGGATCGCCGCGTAATATGATCAACAAATTTTCAATGGATCCAACCACCCGACCTTTGCGATCGACCGCCAAACCGCCCATCCAATCGGCGTCCACTTCCACGTCCGCAAACGCCGCACGTGCGCCGGCCAACACGTCCATTTTAACGTCCGGCAAACCGGCCGCAAAATCTACCATCGATAAATACGATGGCAACTTGCACGTCGGCGTGCCATCGGCCGCGCCGGCGTCCAACGATCCGAACTTGTGCAACCGCACTAAATCAAATGCGTTTCTATTTTGCCCACCGGCCGGATCCGTGCCGTGGTAAGATTTCACGTATTGGCCGTCGGGTAAAACGATCATCCCACCATGGGACGTGCCGCCCGAAAACGTGTACCGGCCGTCGCCGTTTAACGCATAAACGCCGTCCAAAAATTCCCCTATCGCCCGTGCGGGATCGTACACCCGGCAAAACGCGCCGACGATCCCGGTTTTTTGCCGTGGATCCGGTGCCACCGCGCCCGTGCCACGGTGCCGGGTTTCGCCCGGCGCCACCGGCCACGTGGCAACGTCCGTCCAATCCGCGTACCGTGCCAACACCCGGTCGGCGTCCATAGGTGCGCCATCCATCTTTT